TTAACACGATACTGGTTGCCATCGTTTGCTGCAGTCTGACCTGTGAGTGCCAGGTTGGTGCTGGTTGCACCAGAGACATTCGTGAAACGACCAGAGGAGGTGAGTCTCTTCTGCCATTGGAATGCTGCTGTACCAGAGTTGGTAACAGAAGCAACAACAGCGAAGGTTGCACCACCAGAAGAAGTAGTCTTGTCGGTGTTGTTTGTGCTGAGTGTGATGGTGTTCGCTGCATCTGCTACGAGTGTATCATCAGTGTCGTCACCTGCATCAGAAGCACTTGCATGTACGAATGCTAAGCACTCTGCCTTGTGACGAGTTGCACCAGATACATCAGTATGAGTGCGATACTGCCACCAACCAGGACCAGTGATACCACGACCTTTGTTTGCTGCAATGTCTTTCTCAGTGTCATCTACGAAAAGTAACTCGTAAGAGTTAGTGTCGCCACCCTTGATAACAAACTCAGCGACTGCACGAGGGGGTGTTCTACGCAGAACACTAGCGGCAGAGACCGAATTGTTAGTAGATCCTGCATATACTTTATGCAGTTCAATAGAAGTGGTTGATGTTACTGTTTTTACGATGTAAGCAACGCCAAGGATATCCAGAACGTCACCAACTTCAATAGAGTCAGCAGCGTTTTTAGTTACTGTTGCGTCATTTTGTGTGACTGCAATAGTATTGGCGAAAGCCTTCCCATCAAGTTTTCCGTAGATAGACATGTTGCTCCGAAGACGTTTTCCTAATACTTATTTATAAATCATTCACCTTCGCGGGTGACCAATGCCGATTTAACTGCTTCGAGAAGTTTGTCATCTGCAGAAGTCTTGGTCAACTTGACTGCTTTTTCCAAAACCAAGATGCAGATATCAATCAGCTTTTCACCAAGTTCCGCATCATCAGGAATCTTGGCAACAGCATCTGCTACAATTTTTTTCGCAAATGGAAGAAGGAAAGATACTAACATAATTTTTGCCTATAAAGGGGTCTATCCTATATAGGCTCAATCATATTTTTTCACTCCACCTTTCATGTAACCAGAACCTTTCTTATCATAGAAACGAACACCTTTGGTTTTGGTATCAGTGTAGAGTTTTTCTTTCGCTTTCTTTTGTGAGGCAAGAACTTCTTTGTAACGCTTGCCGTATTTCATGCGATCGTCACGTTCTTTATGTTCTTTCTCTTTTTTTAGATGAGCGAGTTCTTCGTTCATGATCCTAGACCACGACCTTTTTTATAGTTGTCCTCACCACCATAGCGAGCCATGGTATCAGCATAAGATTGCGTGTTTTTGAAACCTGCTTTCTTTGCTTTATCCGCTTGTGCTTTTTTATTGTCTGCCATCTTTTTGTACTTTCCAGTACCAACGTCAGACTTAACACCCTTCTCTTTCTTTTTACCTTGAGGATTGATTGCTTTCTTTCTGGAAGACATAAGTCCGCCACTCTTAACCAAGTCCTTACGAACTGCTGCCATAGCAGAACCCTTCATGGTGCCACCTTTCTTAGATTCATTACCAGTCTGAGGATCCTTACCAGTTTCTTTGGCGTAACGAGTACGCTCATCGAATTGTCCGAAGGTCAGCAAAGTCGAAGTTTCTTCTTGATCGATTTCTTGATCGCTTTCTTCTGAAACTTCTTCTTGACTGACATAGGCTGTTTCCTCCGTAGATACTGTTTTCTCATCCCCAAGATCTTCTTTGCGACGTTTTTTGTCGCACTTCATGCAATTGCAATCATCACCATGGTTGAGGGTTTTATCCCCCTCCATGACATCCTCTTTCTTAGGATTTAGTTTAATTTTAGTCTTTTTTTCGTGCAGATCTTTAAATGATAACATAATCAACCACCATAGTTAGAGCGTGCTTTGATGTCTGCCATCTTACTGAAACGCTCTTTCTCTTTTTGACGAGTGATTGCGCTTACGATCTTGCCAGACTTATCCTGTGCTTTGGAACCTGCCTTAGTATTCATTCCTTTACTAAGTGCTTCACGACTCAAGTTACCTGCTCTACGATACATTGCAGTTTCCTTTTTCTTATCAATAGGTTTGTAACCTTCTTCAATAACGTTCTCAATTTCCTGAATGGTGAACAAACCAGACTCATAGAGATGTGCGATCTCGTCATAGTTCTCACCCAGGCGCTTAGCAAGTTTGTCGCTACCCTTGGAAACTGCACGGGAAGTCTTGCCAACTGCTTTCTTCAGTCCTTTCTTAACGAGAGAACCTACTGCTCTCAGAGCACCACCAACAGCCTTACGGGTAGAACCGCTGCTGGAAGAACTAGATGAAGACCCGCCACCACCAGAGGAAGAAGAACCGCTATCGGAACTGCTGCTGGACGAAGTGCCTCTGGTTTTCGATAGCAGTGCATCTAACTTACCACCTGTGCCGTCATCATCGCTAGAGGAAGACTTAGGTGCTTCTTTCTTTTCAGGACGTGCCATTGCTTTTGATTTCTGCTTTGCCTTAGCAGCAGAGAACTCACCAGCAACCTTACCAGCAGTTTGTACTGCTTTCTTACCTGCAGATTTAATACCTTTCTTAAGTGCCGAACCTGCTTTCTTTGCAGCAGACTTCATACGTTCTGCACGGGAGGGACCTGCTTTCTTTGCTGCTGCCTTTGAAGATTTAACAGCAGAATCATAATACTTGTCACTAACTTCTACAAGTTCCAGAGTCTCACAAATTTCTAAAAGATCTTCATCATCTTCTGCAAGTTCTTCGATCAGTTCTACAAAGAAATCAACCAGTTCTTCATCTGTAGATTCGTCAATCGCATCCAATTCAGAATACTCTTCTTCCGAAAGATAGAATGCTTCCTTAATAGGATGGGGAATCGTATTACCATCAGCATCTTTTTCATGATGCTCTTTCTTCAACGCTTTAGCGATGGTCTTACGGCGGTTCTTTAAGTAAGAATCACTGCTATCGACCTTGCCATCGTTGTTGACATCAGAATCCTCTTTGCCAACGGGATCTAATTTTTTCTTTTCCAATACCTCTTGGTAGGCACTGGACATATCAGGTAAATCGTTTAAGCTCATCTTACTTAGTAACCTTGTCCTTTTTATTTATCTTACGAAGGAACTCACCAGGGGTAAGTTTTCGCATATAATTATCTAGTTTATCTGTACCCATTTCACCAGCAGGTTCATAATTAAAAAACTTTAGTTCAGTTCTCTCAACTAAGTCCTTCAACCAAGAACGGAAAATATTATCGTGCTCATCAATATAGATGACATAATTGCTGCCACGACTAACAACTTTACCAAGGATCCCTGTGTTGATGTTCTCGACAAATGTACCTACCTCAAACATTCCAGTCTCATAATACGCCTCTCTGAGGCCCTTAGGATCTAATTTAGGTGCAATCTCATGTAATTGATACGAAACTTCAGCAAAGTCATCACACTCCTCAACCTGCATAGATTGTCTGAGGGTCATGAACATTGATTCCTTATCCTTATTACTGAGTCCACTAGGAATACCTTTGCTGAAAGAATCAAAGTCTCCCTCTGCTGCTGCTTTACGCATCTTTGATGCAGACATACCCTCAATACCTTCAGCATCAGGGTCGCGACCACCTGCAGAAATTACTTTGATTTCGTCGAATGTGTATACGTCTCCGTTGTATTTTTGTGCGAGTGAATTAAACTCAGATACCCTGTCACCTCCCACCACAATATTAACACTGCTATACCCGTCAGCATCGAGGGCAGCGAGAACATCAAAAATGGTACGCATGTCGCTATTATCAACAATCGCGTTGGCATGATCGGGATATGCCATCCGCATATACTTAATTTTCGTCCCTGCGTCGAGGGGGTTCTTTTTAGGATCCTCCGACCTTGAGGGGTATATTCTATACTCTCCTCCACTGGATTTTGCCTCTCTTGCTACTCGTTTTATGAGAGTTTCATGCCCAATAGTAGGTGGATTAAATCTTCCAAATGTAATAGATATTGAACCTTGATCGACCGCACCCTGGCCATCTGCAGTTTCTTCTCCTCCTGCTGATTGTTGGGGTCCTGGGTCATTGTCCTTTGTAATAGGTACTAGTTTTCCATCCTGGGACATATGGGTTACGTTGCCTCTAGGGTCTGCGTAACGTCCGTAACCGATATGCTTTAGTTTTAATTTCTCTGCAGACTTTGCTGCGAACGATCTTTCGGCTTCGTTTAGGAAAGCACTAAACTTTTTCATTCGTCCAATTTTTACTAAGATTAAAGTTTGCTTTACTAAAAGTCAGTCGATCTACAATTTTGTATGGATTGTTGGATATGATGACAAACCCCTCATGGTGTGATGGGTTACCATCGATGAAGCATTCAACATTCCCATTAACAACAACCGAATCAAGTAGACGCTGTTTCAGTTGGAAGATTTTATGCCACACCTCAAAGGTTGTTGCATTAACTTCTCCCTTATATTTAGCAGGTAACGTAGCGTACAAAACTCCAGCAGCAGGAACACTGCCAGCACGAATGAATTTGTTGACGTGCTGCTTGAGTTGTGCTGAATATGCAACCTTGCAAAAAGGAATCAATGCAATGATTTCTGCAATCAGTTTGATGTTGTTCTGACGACGAATATATGCATCAGTAGTATCAATAAAGTGAGCACCAAGTGCAGACTCAAGTTTTACACCAAGAGTTGCTGGTGTATCTGGACCAACATACTCATAAGAAGTATGTGGTGCTAGGATAATATCACTATCAATAGAAGAAGGGAACCGATAATTAATAGTGTTGGGAGTATATGACCTGCCGCCACCAACCCCAATATAATCAGCTTGAACAATACCGCTAATATGGGGAAGATGACGTAGACAAAGACGAAGGATGTCAGCAACAGGCCCAGTATGGTTTTTATCGATATCTTCATGAGTGTAATTGATCTTGACTTTGACTTTGTTGAAGACGGACTTGGTTCCTACAAAGAACTTGCCGTTCTCTGGATTGGTTCCAAACACAATAGCAGGAGCACCATCCCATTTGACGCTCACCTTACGACATAATGCCGCTTGCTTAACCGCATCAAGGGCAGTCCTCCGACCATCGAAGATAGAATCCTCAAGGTGCTCAAGGTGCTTGTTGGGCAAGGTGTGTTCCTCATCTGTTTCCCATATTATAGCACACCCACATGCAGAGCGTAGGGTCATTGTGCCACTTCCTCAACTGATCTTGTAGTACACAGAGGACTTGTCAGACTGAGAAGATGCATACAAATACATTTCTTTCATTGCCTGATCTGCTTTACCATTCAGTCCAACCATCCAGTCCAAAAATCTCAACCCAGATAACTTACTATACTTCCATGATTGAGGACGTGCTTTGATAATTTCCTTGGCATCTTTAGCATTCTTAGGTAAGTTAGCAGCCTTATGTTTGTTTAAGAGTTCATAAATCTCATTTACAATTTTAGTTTGCTGAGCAACAGATGCTTTATCACTACATTCCTGCCAACTTGGTTCTGAAGGCAATCCTTTGAACCCAGCGTTTTCTAACAACTGAAAAACAACCTTACCTTGTATTTTTCCTTGAGCAGCATTCTCACCTTTCAGTTCTAACTTCCAATCGCCTCTACTATCACCACCAAAGTTTCTTGCTTGGAATTTTTGGAAAGTGGATGATCCATAATACATGTACACATCCATAGGATATTGTTTATCCCCTCTCCTTTTATTGTCAAAAGTTAAATCATATTTTACAAATCTAGCAGCATCTTTTTTCTTTCTCTCTTGAGGAGTATCTGCATTCAGTAATTTAATGCTAGGACTATTACCAAGTTTCTTCAGAGAGAATCCCACCAAATCCCTAGAAGCATTTAACTCTTGCAAATAATTATTCAGACAATCAATAGTACCTTCTGTTGCTAATTTCTTTGCGATGGCATTCTTCTTACTCTTTCTTACCATCCAAATATCAGCAGGATTCCACTTATCTTCTGTAGCAAGATTAGTTTGTTTCCTCACTTTCTTGAATGCTTTACTGATACCATCTTCAATTAATGTATCACCACGCAAGAATTCATACTCGCCAGCACGACCACCTATGGTTCTTTTAATCAGTGCAGCACCTTTCATAGAGGACTCCTTCCATTCTTTTGGAAGACCAACAATGTCTTCTATTTTGACTCCAGGGGCATCTGTAAATTTCATGCCACATTCATAGTCTTTTTCAGAGATCACTCGCAGATCTTTACACTCATACAACATTGCAGCATAGACACACTGAGCACTCTCTACAATCTTGGTAACATCAGCACCAGCACCAGAACCTCCTGATGGAGGTTTGACTTCAATCCTAATTACTTTTTTATTATTTGTATTAGGAATGGAAACATCCATCATTGGTTTCCCTTCAGGGACCAAGACTTCCAATCCTTTTTCTTTTAACGCATCAGATATTTGTTGTGTTGCTAAAGATCTTTTTGCTTGTGGAACATGAACCTTCAAAGCAATTTGAACTTTTTTGTTTGAATCAGGTGCCTCTACCTTTTTAACATCAAAAGAATAATACGCATAATCTTCCCCACCCAAGGCATCCATAACATTCCTAAAGGTAGCACTATTTGCTTCAGGGACGTTCAGTGTCATCTTTCCGAGAATCTTTAATACTATTTAGATAGTCCTTCTCTGTTTGATAGGGCATCTTGTCCCCTGTGTATATCATAATACCTTCAATTAGATCAGGTATCAACCACTGATCTACTCTATAGCAATATTGCCAGTTTACTGGTTGAATGCAGTTCATAACTACAACCTGAAAAAATGCAACCGTATGTATCCATATACTATACATTGATCTTGAGATTGAATGACATGATTATCCTAACTTCATCACTGACATTTGGTAATGTGTAATGATGAATTGATGCAGGAAAAAATATTAAAGAACCTTCATCCACATCTGATGGCGAGTGCTCTATAATACTTCCAGTCACGAAGTTACTAAACGGAGATACAAACTGAGTTGGTTTATGAACTTCTGGATTGTACTGAATAAAACATACAGCACTATATCCTACTGGACCATGATTATGTATACCATGCCACTCAGTTTTATTACAAGTTTCAAACCAAGACATAAGAATCTCAACTGAAGTAGAATCAGAGGCATTCATAAATTCTCTGATTTCTTCTCCCAAGATGTTTTGCACATTAATATTGTGCATCCCCATAAGATCTGGATCATCGTATTGAGGTCGATAATCGTTTGTAACAAGATCCATCCCACCATCAGCAGGGTGCAATAGACTTTCGTCAATCAAACTAAGGAGTTTGATCTTTTTACTTTTCCAGTTATTCACCTTGATATGAATCAAGGGAACACTGAACATTGGGGAGTTGTTTAAGAGCATCAATTAAAGTTATGAAGATTATGCCACACAGCACCGATGTTCATTTTACCATGGAAGTAACCAGCAACGATCACACTAAGAGTCGCTGCTATCACTCCCAGAAACATCAGACTCGGAACTATCGGGTTCTTCGGTAACGTCGTGTTCGATGATGAACTTTCGAGTTCGTTCTCCTCTGGAGTTGAGGGTTTCAGTTTGATACCATCTTCCATTAAGGAGTTCCGCGCAACTCACCAGAAGATTCTCCACTATCTTTCTGTTGGTCGCTTGCTTCCATCTTGGAATGATGTTGGAGTCGTTCGGGGTCGTCATTTACTGAAGGTACAATAGGGTTGCGTGAATTGTTTTTGATTACAATGAATGCATCTTTGTTGTATTTGCGAGTGCCTTTGACAGGTGCCCACTTAGTGCCAGCACCATCAATCATATAAACAGAAGTGCCTCCAATGTCAACACTGACATCATCATAGCACTCCCATCCCAACTCGGCAATAGTATCAGACAATTTGCTAGAGACACTTTTCATAATTGCTGCTGCTCTACGAGTGGCAATAATAGTGTCATCCATAACGTTGTCTTCAGGGTCAAGTTTTCCGTGCATTAGTCTTTCTTGAGAGTGATAATAATACGATCGTTTTCGTAGTCTGCTTTGAACTCTAAAGGTTTCTCTGGGTCCCAAAGCAACTCCTCATAAAGAGAATTTAGTTTTGCCATATCTTCCCACAGGGCATCTGGGTTTAATGCCATCAGACATCACCTTCCTTACGATTCTCTGAATAGTACACATCAAATGCACCATCAGGGTATCGCGCTGCAAGTTTCTCTACATTCATGGCAATGATTTCATCAATACTAACATCTAGTGCCATACATGCTTGAGCAATATACCACATGATATCACCCAATTCGCGCTTCATGTGAAACATATTTTCTTCATTGACAGGTTTGCCTTGGAAGACAATCTTCTTGACAATCTCAGTGAACTCACCTGCTTCAGCACATGCTCCTACAGCAGCAGTAAGCAATCGCTCGGCATGAAAGTCTTGCCCTTCGAGTTCTTGAAGACGATAAATGAATGCCTCATGGTCTTTCGACGGCGTGGACGTGACTGCATTGACGAACTCCAAATAGGCATCAGTGTTTACTCGCTTAGTCATACTTTAGATCTTGAAATGTTTTCTTTGCTGTGAAACGTTTTACTAGGTCAACCTTCTCTTCGGACTGACCATTGTCGATCAGATCATCTTGAGCGGATTCCTCCACATCATACAACCTCATCTTTGCTCTGTCAATACCAACACAGAATCTTTTGTTGGATGTCAGATCATTATATCTATTCTTCAACTGCTTGACCATGATTTGATTCATCCCTTCAAGTTCTTCAGTTGAAATAAGGGCAAACATAAGATCAGCAGTAGCAGGGAGACCAAAGGACTCTGAAGTATCAGTAAGGTCAACATCAGTGCTACCATAACCAGAGCGAGTGGTCTGCGTGGCAGATACGATAGGGACGTTTGCCTCAACAGCCAAGCCTCGAAGTTCTTCTGCAATAGATTTAATATAGCTATATGAATTGATAGTACCACCCTGGCGATAGCGAGAGGAAGCACATATATTAAGGTAATCAATAAAAATAATGTCAGGTCTAAATGACTTCTTGAGAGAAAGGTCATTGAGCAAAGCACGAAAATGTCCAACGTGTGCAGATGCAGTGGGATATTCTTTGATGATCAACTTACCTTGAGTTTTCTTACTGAGGTTTTGAATCTTCTTCTGAAACATGTTCTTAGGAAGATCAGCAAGTTTCTGGATGTTGATATTTAGAAGGTTGGCATCAATTCGTTCAGCAATCTTTTCTTCTGCCATCTCACATGTGATGTACAGAACATTTTTACCCTGCAACAACGTTGCTGATGCTACATGACACATAAACAAAGACTTACCAACACCAGTGCCAGCTAGTGCAATGTTGAGACTTTTATTAGTGAGACCACCTTTAGTAATTTTATTAAAGAACTCTAGATCAAAAGGTATTTTGTTTTCTACCCTATGATAGAAATCATAACGCTCTTCTGCATCTGAGACATAATCATGACCAATGTGTTGGTCAAAACCTACTGCTAGTGCATCCGCAAGAATCTGAGGAATCGAACCTTTATCCCTCGTGGAATCTTGCCCGTCAGCAATCTTGACAGATTCCATAAGCGATAGGTAGATCGCACGCTCTTGACACCACTTTTCCGTAGTATCAACGATCCAATCGTAGTCTGCGGGATCATCGGAAAGGACATTTAAAACTTGGATAACTTCTTTGAATTGATCTTCGTTGAGATCATTTCGTTCCTGACATTCTATACCAATTGCGTTGACAGATGGTAACGCATCATACTGACTGATGTATTCGTGAATCTCCAGAAAGATAATCTTATTAGATCTATCTGTGAAGTAATCCGACTTGAGGAAAGGTAATACCTTCCTAGCATACTTCTCATGATACATGAGGTTGCTTAGAATGGTTACTTCGAGATTCATAGGTAGTGCAAATACGATCCAACAATATATTTGGAACCACTCAGAGGTGGTTGACCAGAGTGTCTGTACTGCCAGTTGGCAGGGAACACTAGTATTCTACCACGTTCGGGGGTGATACTGTGACGTAATTTTGGAAAATTAGTTTCCCCACCCATTGTTACATCATTTAGATATAGAAAACAAACTAGAAATCTTCGTGCCGAATTGTAGTTACCAACATCAACATGATCTTTGAACTGATCATGATTGTTTGCTTGATACATCTTAACTCTATTCTCCTCAAAGGCATACTCTGCAGGAAAATCTATCTCAACGTCAAGATCACGCATGTAGAGTTCTACAGCATCGATAAAATAATTGGTTAGTTTATTCTGAATACTTACCCATGCAGGATCCTTTTCTCCATATCTTTTTGAGATATTGAGTTCAGTAAAAGTAGGGCGACATTCTCTATCAAGATACTCAGTGTGTGGAGACTTATCAAATGCATCCATAATCGACTGACAGAATGTTGCAGGAACGATTCCATCATAGCAGCGAATATAATCTTTAAGGTCAGTTGCCATAGCGGAACTCCTTAGCTGCTGCTTCATCCAATGCTTGCATCACTTCGGGGGTGAAATACTTTTCTGGATCAGCGAGAATAGACTTAGGATAAAGAGTAGATTCACCAATGACAATACGATTCCCCCGCTTGGTGAATACTCCGTATTTCTCACCCAGTTCCAGTAGTCCGTAATACCTGTCAAGTCCACGATCGTAATAAAGTCGGGTTTCAACTTGCGAGTTCTCCTTTGTTAGTCGGGATTTTGCTGCTTTGCATTTGATAATATTGCCAACAACCTCTGTACCGTCCTTCTCCTTCTTCTTTGATAGATATATAATTGTTGATGAAGCGTACTTGAGTCCACTTCCTCCTCCCATTTCTTTAGTTGGAATATAACTTCCGATTACATCATATGTATGATTTGTAACCAACATTGGAACATTTGCTTTACCTAATTTGAGCGTTAGCACACGGAAGGCACCCTTGATCAACTGACTCTTAGTCATGTCACGAACCTGTTTGTCATTGGCAACATCTTCAACTTCCTTGGTGGTAGAAAGCATACCCAAAGAATCCAAGACGAACATCATAGGTTTACGATCTTCTTCTTTCTGTTCCATATACTTGTCAAGAATACGACAAGACTGAGTTCGGAACTCTTCAATTGTAGATACAGGCACAATCATCATACGATCAGCAGCAATACCACGATCGACAATCATCTGCTTTGAGATAGCAGACTCAGACTCAAAATAAATTACCCCAGCATCGGGATTTGATTCAAGAAAATGCTGGACAATCCCAAGGCAAAAGAAAGTCTTGCCAGTAGAAGACTCACCAGCGATAGCCGTGATCTTGTTTCCAGGGACACCTCCGTAGATTGAACCACTAACCAAAGCATTGAAAACATAACTACCAGTGTCAATGAAACCAGCAGTGTCTCCTGCTGCAACACCATCTGATACAAGTCCAGCATATTCATTACCAATCTCCTTTGCTACTTCCTGCAAAAAATTCACTCTTTGACCTCCAATAATGACGTGATAAAGTTAGAACGTTTCATGGCACGTTCAAACCATTGTGCTTCTTTGTGATCATCAAATACTTTTTCTTCTCGTGCTGAGAATCCAAATGCATTTTGATAAGTTACAATAAATCTCGTTTTCTTCATCCGAATAGGAACTCCAGTGATGCGACTTTTTCAGGTTGCCACCCAATAGTATCCATAATAACTTTGATCGGTTCAAGGAAACTCTTTGAGAATTGTAGATCATAGTCTACCTGTTTGTCAAGTCCAAACTCCTTCGGGAATGTATTCAGATAACTGATTACATTCTCACTAATCTTGTTTGGGGTCTTCAGATACACAAACTTGATCTTCTCACCATCTTGAATCAAAGGATACTTGTGAGTCAGTTTGTTTTTCTTATTATGGAAGTTGTAGAGCAATGCTCCTCTGACATGAATGGGTGTGCCTTTACCATAAATTGTCACGGGGTGTGACCACTTATTTAGATTGTTACAACCTCGTGGAAATGAAATATCTTCGATCGGCAACGATGTAAACTCCTCCCGAAAATCTGCAATAAACTTCTGTGCCTGCTCCTCAGACTCATTCATAATCACCTTCATACATTCCCTAATTGCTGTACGACATGCAGCAGGAGTAGAAGACTTTACTGCCTCCAGACCCATGATCTTGAGTTTAGGTTTCTCATAGCGAACACCCTCGCTATCCCAGACGTTGAGGATGTATCGTTTCTTAGCAGTCCAGATACCTTTGTTGGCGATGTTCTCTCGCTTCATGAACATCTTCTGTTCATAGGCACCAACGTAGTCTGCTAGTTCCTTGTAAGATTTGTCGATGTATGGTTCAATTCGTTCTTTACAAGCGGTGTCGAGGAAGTTAACGATCCTCTCTTTAGAAACATCTTTACCATCAAATACTGAGCGAACGAGTAGATCAAGACAGATATAGATGCTGTCAGTATCGGAAGCAATAACATAATCGTGATCCTCTGTTTTGAGTAGTTTGTTTAGATACTGATTTACTTTCCCTTCAATCCATCTAATCGAGACTTGCCCGCTAAGAGTAATCGCCTCAGCATTTGCAAGATTGTAGTATCGAAAGTATTGGTTTCCGATGGCACCATAGGCAGAGTTGAGTTGGATCTTTCTTGCCATTTGGATGTTGTTAAACTTTGAGATATCT